AACTGTTCTGTCGACAATCTTGCCGTATGAACCGTTAGATGCTGACAACAGACGGAATGTAACTTCGAACATAGAAGGTGTATCACGCTTTGCAGAAACTGATACACTCTCGATTGAGAGTGCACGGTTTGCTACGTAAATACGTTCTACTGCGTTGTTTCCTGTTTTTGTTGGGTCTCCAGATCCTGGACCAACAGCAACAAGAGCACGTTCTACTGGAACATCGCCAATATCTCCTGAAGAGAGATTTAAGCGATCACCGCCGAATCCTTTGTCTGATTCCTTTGCTGCAATTGCAGTAACCAAGTTGTCAAGTGTTGCTTCTGCAAAACCTGTAACCATGGATACTTGCATACCTTGCTTGTAAAGTTTTGCAACGTCTAGCAATTGATCAACTTGAACTTCGCCAAAGTCTGGTTGGAATTGTAATTCCAAACCATTCATTGTGTAGCCAACGCTTGACCAGTCTGCTGAATCAGCAAGGGTGTCTTTGTAGGATGTACCAGCCACAAATGCTGGAAGATCAGAAGTTCCTGTTCCAGTAAATGAATAAATTGCTGACGCACCTGTACCTGAAATGTATTCAAGTGGGCTATCTGCAATAAATAATGCTGCTGCACCTACGATGATTTGTTTTGAATCACCACGTGTATATGCCATATTTTTTTCCTCCTCTATTTTTTAACATAGTGGGGGCGTATCCTCAATATCAATTATAACTAGTATTTACGTGATAGTCAAACTTGACTATTAGGTCAGTTTGATAGGGGGTTCTTGTAGTATCTAGATTAGTAGCATCTTTCATATAAGTAACTTGGTATGCATTTACGCATTGAAATTTAACATCTGATGATCCTACAAAGTTATTGATATCCTCTGCTGCTGCATCCTCTCTATCTAGTGAAGAAAGCATTATGTGCCTCATGGCATAAACGTCTTCAACACTAGCCCCTCTAATTGAATATAACATTTGTTGAGATTTAATAGGATAGAAATACTTATCTTTTCCAGTTCTTGCCTTTACAAAATTATCATATAGTATGTATGGTCTAGAGCCCCATGATATTGCTCCAGCATTTGGATCGTTAACGGGGAATATAGGGATAAATGGTACACCATTTTCTTTATACTCATTATAAAAGTTAATATCATTTATTCTAAATTGTTCCCATACGTATTTATTTACTAATACCTCTGGAGTCTTTATATTTAAATTAGGTATATTAATTGTCAATTTCATCTTCCCCTGGTAATTTTGATATCCAAGATAGGGCAGTCATTTTCCCTATACCTGCCGCATTTGTACCTTTTAAGGCTGTCTTAAAATTTCTTTCATATTCTTTTGGAGACTCAAAATGTTTGTAAAACTTTATTGCTTTTAAGTATACCTGAGTTAAATAGTTATTATAGAACTCTTTGAATACTTCTACAAAACTACCCCTGGTTTCTGCTCCACCAGGATTAAGAACTGTGATAGGTCCCATTCTAAAGTACTCTAAGCCGTCTATTTCAAAAAATAAAGCCTTTGCTTCTTTTTCCTTGATAACTACTGGGATGCCCTCTTCCATGACCTGTGCTTTGTCGTAAAATGGCTCGTTGGACCCTTCCTTGACTGTTTGTGATTCTAAGAACTCTGCAGTGATTGTAGAACCTCTTCCAGATAATGTTATTCCTAAGTCTACGAGTCTTGCTGTTGGATTGCCTACCTGGCCCCACTCGTATATATGATGAAGCATTCCTGGGTGCATTCTTGCAACCCCATCTAAGTATTGATAGAAAGCATTAACGCTGGTGTTTGCTACTTTTCTGTTTACATATCCTTGTTGTGCTTTAGTTTCGGTAATAAACCCATCTGAGTATTGAACTAAGTTATTAAGCATCTTATTTAATTTTTTAGCATCTATTTTTGCTGTAATCATTAGTAGACTACCTCGTATTGCTTGGTTGATCGAGTCAAATACCCACGGTAGAAATCTATTGAATGAAAGGCATTATAAGAAGGAACAAAAGACTGTATTTCATATTGAGTCTTAGAATCATCTTTTTCTGTCCAAACTACGTTTCCTTCTGCATCTTTAATGTTAGTAACTAGGACTTCTGTAATTGGGTAGTATGTGCCACCTTTTTTTCTTTGAATGTCATCGGCTGTTCTAAAAGCAATATCTGAGTTGTATTGAAAAAATGCAGAGTTTGATCTTAGTTCACCATTTAAAGTTTTGTCAGACATTGCAGATACTGCTGAACATTTAACTGATCTATCAAAGATCCAAGTTTTTTGCATTGTTCCAAAGTCTGTTTGTTTAGTTTCTGCATAAAATACTTCAGCAGTCATTGGATATAAGATATCGTTTAGTCCAGCACCTGGGAGCATTTACAACACCCCAACACGAATTGGTCTCTTATATCTCTCCAAGATTCTGTCAACGATAAGGTTTCCAGTTGTAGCGGTCCAATTCTTAGCAAACTTAATTTTAAAGTCATCATTATCAAAAGACTCTATATATCTATTTATATACTTAATGTTATCTTTGAATATGTCTTGAACTAATAATTCGCATGCTTCTTGAATGTCTTGTGGAATTACTTTCCATCCATAATCAGCATCTACTATATATTCATACCCCTCAAAAAAGTCTACATCTAAGAATCTATCTCTCCATACCTTCTTATAATTTATTCTATTTGATTCTGGGATATCTAAAACTATAGCATTTAATTGTTTATTAATCATATAGTCTGCCTCATTATTTTGAGAGGAGGCATCATACATCAATTCTCCATTTTCATAAATCTTGTATAGATTATGAATCTTTTCATCAATAAGCAATTCATCTGTTCCTGTGCCGATAAACTCTTTTTCTTTTCTAATATAAGTAAATCCATCTGTATGTGAATCAATAATGTATCTTGCTAGTCTTTCGTATTCAACTATACTGTTTCTTTCTGTAGTTGTTAAGGTAGTTGTCTTTCCGTACAACTTTAAGCCAGTAGCATCTATATTGCAGTATGGCCTTACTATTTCAAGATTTGTAATATTTACAATGTCGTTTTGAGGATCCTTAACTGTGGCTACTAACGATCCTGTGTAGGTTAAATAATTATCTGGTATTGAGAATGACACTACTCCAGAACCATTTGAATTGGCACTTGCTGAGTATGATTGTGAGGTTATTAAATCATCTAATTCTATTGTATAGTTTACACTTGAACTTAATCCAGAAAATGATGCAGACAAACTTGTTGTATTATTCAATCTTAAAAGTTCCATGTGCACCTCTATTTAATTATACTATAAATAAATAAGAGGGGAACATTTCTGCTCCCCTCTCTGATTTCGTAAAGCAAATTATGCTGTACGTGCGATTGCATCAGTTTCTTCGATTTGAACACCGAAACGTAAGAATACAGTATATTCTACTGTATCTTTCTTAGGTTGGAATTCACGATGAACTGTGATATCTCTTTGGAAACCCCAAATACGGTTTTCAGGGAATGTCAAAGTGATACGGTTTGCAGGCATCAAAGGAACTTCCAATAAAGGAAGACCTAATACGCGGTACTGGATTGGAGCACCTAGTATTTGTGGTTCTTGACCAGCAACAACTCTTTCAACGATTCTTTCGCTGTTTAAGTTGCCTGAAGAGCCAAGGCCATTGATGATGTTTGATACTGTTTCTGTATCTGCATAGAACTTCATTGCTGCACGTGAGGCACGGTATTTACGAGGCATTGCAAGCACAAGTGCTTGTAAGTCTTCGATATTTGTACCAAATGTTGCAGTGTTTGTTGAAGTGTTTTCTTTTGTTGTGAAGCCTTCAAGGATGTTTAAGAATGCATTTGATCCTGTTCCAGTTCCGTTGATTGCAAGATCTTCTAAATCATTTGCAAACGCACGAGTCATGGTACGGACTAAGTGGTCTTCTAAACCTGCTCCTTCTAGGTTATCTTCCAACGCTTCTGTTGATACTTCCCAATCAAGACGAATCTTCTTTGTTGAAAGTTCAACCTTTGTGAAAGTTACGCCAGCGTTTGTGTAAGTTGCATCTGCTTGTGCAGCGGCACGGATTACACGTTCGCCTACGTTTAGTTTTTCAAGTTCTGAAGCGTTTGTACGCATTGTTACTCTGCGTCCATCTCTTGCAAGAACTTGTTGTTCGAATATGTATTCGATGAATTGGCGTGATTGCTCAGGAGCAAGAATACCACCGTCATTAGCGGCACTTCCTGCGACACCAAGGTCTCCAGCGGCTGGGGTTGTTACACCACCAATTCCACCAGAAACGATAGATCCTGTTGCTGCAGCCTTTTCTAAAATTTCATCTGCCATAATATTTTCACCTCCCAGTGAATTAACGATATAGGTCAGCGGAATTGAGGAAACGCCCGCCCCACATCGATCCTTTTCTTATTTGTGTTTCCTGAACGACCCCGCCGAGGTCGCCAGACTTACGGATAGCGGTATCGTCTTCTAGTGAGTCGACACGCTTTCCAAACTCATCAACATTGTTTTTTACTCCTGCAATTTCCTCTTTTGCGGAAACAATGCTTTTTTGTAGTTCCGTCATTTTTTCATTAAGTGACTTAACTGTTGCCACCAAATCTCCAAGTGCTGAAGCAACTGTATTTTGAACCTCGTCAATAGATTCTTGTACTGTATCTACAGCCTTTGCCAATTCTGCGTCTTCGCTATCTTCGGCGGGAGTGGCGGCATCTTCTGCTGGTGCATCTGTTGCTGCTTCTGCTGGTGCATCTGCTGCTTCTGCTGGTGCATCTGCGGCTGGTGCTACTGCTTCTGCTGGTGCTTCTTCTGCACTATCAGATTTTTCAATGTTTTCTTCGGTAGCAACTTCTTCAGCGGCTGGTGCTTCTGCTGCAACTTCTGCTGCGGCTGGTGCATCTGCTGCTGGTGTTTCAACAACTTCTTCAGTTGCTGGTGCTACTTCTACATTTTCTTCTGCCATATTATTCCCCTCCTTATCAGGATTTTCAGCCTTGGTTATTTTTTCACCAAGTCCAATTTTCTGTGATTTCAGTAAATCTTTTACCACAGAATTCTTTTCAGTATCGTTTGATTCTACAAAGCCTATATTTATCATATGTTTTTCACATGATGGACATGAAGAATCTTCTTCTTGAGAAAGTCTTACTAGGGAATCTGATTCGCACCAGTAAACATTTTCAAGATCTACTTTACTAATAATACCATCTATTTTGTTACTACCATCTGCTACTTTTTCAATTGACACAATATTGGCAAATTGATTAGCAGGATTATCTACTAATGAGAGTTCGTGTAGGTCATATTCTTTAATAACCCTAATTGCTTTATCCATCTTGGAGTCATACATTTCTTCAGAATCTTTGATGCTACCACCAATAGAAAAGCCAGAAAGAGTACCATCAAGAACTTTTTCCCAGGTATCTTGGGCACCTTTTGATATATATGCATTTACGAATACTCCATTATAAAATTTGTCTTCTTCTTTATTATAAAATTTATCTGATTTGAATGACACTACCCTGCCGACTGCGATAGGCATGTGCATTTCACGTAGGTTACCACGGAATCTTTCAAACGCTTTAATACTGACATCGGTTGGAACGATGTCTGCTTGCTTGTCAATGTTGTCAAGGGTTGCAAAACCAGAAACTGTGCGTTTCTCTTTATCGACTTTAGCGATTGGCATGGACAACTTAATGCTGTTGTCTTCTGAGTGCCAAAATGCTTTATGCAAATTAGTCATACTACCTCTATTATAATTAGTCTTTATAGGGCTTTACAATATTATAACAAATTATTGTTGAGATCTTCCTTCACCCTGGGCATTTCGTCCAGTAGTGGTTGAAGGAGAATCTGAAGCGTTATCTGTTCTTTGCTGATCCCTATTTCTGTTTCCAGTTGATTGAGCGACTTGTTCTGCTCTGGCTTGTGCACCTAGAACAATGGGGTCTGAGCCGCCAGGTCTAACTGGGTATCCTAGTCTTTCGCGAACTTCATTTGGAACAACTACCTGCATACGCAAGTATCTCTCTCTTTGTGCTGGTCTTGCTACTTGTTCCTTAAATGTTCTATCTGCCACCAATGCTGATGCGATAGAAACCCCTGCTCCGCCACCAACCTTTGAATAAGGCACTTGGTGTGCCATTAGAATATCGTCACGGTTTGACTTACGATATTTCTCAAACGATCCATCTTGGATACCGTTTTCAATTGGTTCTAGTTTAAAGTCTACCTTGTTATCTGGGCCATCTCCAGGAAGTGGAATATAAAGTGTTCTATGATTTTGACCACGAAGTCCAGCCTGCATAAATCTAAAGAACTTATCCTCTGCTTCTGGGCTAAGTTTTGCACCCTTTACTAAAGCAATATATCTAGGAACTGCTTTGTTTTCAAAGTAGTCAACATTATATTTTGCTGCTAGTTCATTACCAACCATAGAGGTTGCTGCTGATACTGTGTCTGGAACCCCATAGTATGAGTTTTTTGGAGAATACTTTTTGATATGAATTAATTCATTTGGCCTATTATCACTTGTTACAGGATTGATATTTCTTTGTTCTTGAAAGTTTCTAAAATATACAACCTTTTGATTTACTATTTGAATATACCCGTCACGCATACGGCGTACACGAATTGTAGTTGCTGGTATATGACCAATATAACCAATATCTCCATTTACCTTTCTACCAATTTCAACATATCCATTACCTACTGTTTCAACATCTGTATA